TAAGAAATCAATTAGAAAATTTAGAAAATAATCCTCAATCTCCCCAAGAATTTTTTAAATTTTTTGATCCTTTAGATTTATCTTTTGTTACTCCTGAAGTAATGCAAGAAGTAGGTTACTCAGATGAATTTATAGAATATGCTCAACAAAGAACTCAAGATACTTCAGATAGTCTTTTAAATGATCCTAATGAAAAAATATCAATAGATAGTGTTTTAGAGACTGCTTTTGAAAAACAATCATTAAACCCTATAACAATAGATTTATTTACAGATAATCCAAATGGTATGACACTTCCTGCTGTAGAGTCTGCAGCATCTTTAAGTGTTGCTGATAGAAGTAATTTAACAAGTGACCATGATGCTCATGGCATTACACAAGTTAAAGTAAGTACAGCAATACAACCTGGTTACAATACTCCTAATATATTTAAAGTAGCTGATAGTCTTGGTGTTACTTATGATGAAGATCTTGCTCAAGAAGCAATGGCAATAACAGCAAAAGGAGCTGTTTCTCAACAAAAAATGACTGAAGAGGAAGGGCCAGCTTGGCAACAAGTCGTTGATTTATTACGAAATCCAAAAGTTAATGTGCGTTTAGGAGCATTGTATTTTAATAATCTTCTTAAAAACTATAATAATAATCCTGTTAAAGCTGTTATTGCTTACAATGCTGGCCCTGTAGTAAGTAATTCTTTTACAGGAGATAGATCTATATTGCGTCAAGAAACGCAAGACTACCTAAGTAAAATGGGTTTATAAATGGCTATAAATTTTGATGAATATCAAACTGTTGAAGACTATTTAGATAGTCAAGGACTATTTGAAGAGAAAGACGAAGAAGTAGAAGAGCCTATTAATATAAGCTCTGATAAACCTTCTGATGTTAATGAAGAACCTATGGTTTTTAATACTGTTGAAGAGTATCTAGCTACTCAAGATTTTCCTTCTGCTGAAGTTGATTTGTCTACAATTCCTACTGCTAGAAAAATATCATATGGCATGGAACAAGAAACTACTCTTGGGTATAACGCTTATCGTTATGCTGCTTCTGCATTAGATGCTTTTTTAAATGATGGAGATACAGAAGCAAATTTATTAAATGCAGAAATTTTAAGACAAAAAGAAATAGATGAGAAATATCCTGAATTTATTGGGTTAAGAGCAGATCAAGAAGATATGGCAATTACTGGAGGAAGACTTTCTCAAAATGTTTTTGATCCTAGTTATGCTCTTTTTCCTTGGGCTAGAGTAGCTGCAGTAGGACTTAAAGCAGGAAGAACAGGACAAATAGCAGCATCAGCTACACTAGGAGGCACAGTTACAGGTACTGAGAGTGCTATTAGGCAGAAAGTTATTGAAGGAGATGTAGATTTAAGACAAGTAGGTATAGAGGCTGGATTAGGTTTTGTAGGAACGGCTGGTGCAGACATTATTGGTACATCTATTGGTTTATTTAAAGGGCGACCTAATGCTACAAAAGAAACAAAAGATTTAGTAACAGACTTAAAAAATCCATCAAAGACAAAACCTACTTTTGGTAGTCCTATTGCTGATTTTGCTGACCAAGTAACTTATGACAAATTAAGTGGTACAGAAGCAGGAAATTTAACTGAAGCTCTTAATAATGTTACTGAGTTTGTAGGAGAGTCTACATTAAATAAAATGGGGTTAGATGTTAGAGAACTAGCAGGTGCTGTTAGTATTCATAGTAAAAGTTTAAAAAGTATTACTGCTCTTAAAAAACAATTAAAAACTGTAACAGGAGCTAAAAAAGAAAAAGTAAAACTTGCTCTAAAGAAAGCAAGAGCAACTGAAAAACTTTTAAAACAAGACTTAATTAAAAGAGTAGCTTCTAATATTGAAGATACTACATCAGTAAATATGCAAGTTATTGAAGAGTTAGCTCAGAAAGGAGGACTCACACAAAATATTTATCGTTCTGTTATGGGACAAGTTACAAGACCTATCTTTGGAGCAATAGGTGGTGGTGTTATTGGTAATATGTTTGATGAAGATGGCACACATGACTATTTTTATTATGGCATGATGCTAGGAGCAGGAGCAGGAGCTTTTCAAAAACGTATTCAAAATTCAAAAAAATTAACTTCTTTCCAAAAAGAAGAAGGACTTTTAGTTTTAGATGAAGCTCTTCTTGAAGGTATTTCACATCAAGTAAATAATTTAAAATCTGTTACAGCTACTACTGTAGCTAGTAAAATGGATTCTTTAGGAGGTGTTGCTAAAGTTATAGGTAATAGATTATTTTCTAGATTTGGAAGTGCTACAGATTCTGTAGAGTCTAGAGTTTCTAGATTACAAGCAGACTATTTAAAATCTTTATACACTATTGAAGGCATGGAAGTATCTCCTGTTACTAGTTATTTTTCAGATGTTTCTGGAGTAGCAAAAAAACTTTTTCTTTCTAAGTCTAGCTTAGTTGAAACTGAACAAAATAATATTGCTATTATTGTTGGCGAATTAATGAATAAGTTTGTAGATGTTAATTCTCTTAAACCAGGATACAAAGGATTAACAGGAACACTAAAAAATGTTACTGCAGAACAAATAGAAAAGGCAAAAAAAGCTTTACCTGTATTTCAAAACATTCAAGAAGGCATGAAAAATAGTGTTTCTGAAGTAGGTATTGATTTTAAAGAGTTAGACAACTATGGGCTTACTCAAATTTTTAATAGTGTCAAAATACAAGAAAATTTACCTGCTTTTATTTCAGACTTACAAGAAGCTATTAAAATACAAATTAAAAATAAAGGTAAAAAGTTAGATGCTAATGATTTTGCAGCTTCAATTTCTGGAAGAACTCCTTATATTTATAAAAATAGCGACTCAGTTTTTTTAAGAAGTGACGATAAGAAAGTTACCTTTAGAGGCACTGCTGATTATTTTGAAAATCAAAGACAACTCACTGATTTTGAAGCAAGAAAATTTTTAGCTTCTAAAGGATGGCTAGATCTAAATGCACAAGAAGCATTAGCTACCTATGGTACAAATACTATAAAGGTTGTGGAATTTTCTAGAACCTTTGGGCCTGATGGAGCATTGATCAATGATTTGCTAAAGAAGGTATATGATACTTTTGAAAAAAAACAACGAGGGGTTAGCCAAGACAAATATAATGCTTTAGACAACGCAAGAGAAAATTATGTAGATACTATTACAGATGGTATTGAAGCTTATTGGGGAGTATATGGTACACCAGCAGGAAAGACTTCTGAGTATTTTGTAAGAACTCTACAAGCTGTAGGTAACATGAGTTATTTGACTACTGTTACTATTGCTAACCTTCCAGATTTATTACAACCTTTTGTTAATAGTGGTTTTGGTGCAGCAGCAAAACAATTAACTAAAAATACTTGGAAAAGTGATGAGAGATTTTCTACTTTAGGTTCTTTTAGATATGACAATTCTTTTGAAAGAGAACTTACTCAATTATTTTCTTCTGAATCTTTAAGTAAATATGGCGATAACTTAGCTAAAATTCAAGAATTATATTTTTCTGCTGTAGGTTTGAAAAAAATAACTAATGTAGCAAGGAACTTTGCTTATGATGTAGGTGTAAGTAGAGCCTATACATTAGCTAAAAAATCTAAAGGTGATCGTGCTAATTTAAAAATAAAAGAGTTAAGAGAATTAGAACAGTTTGGATTAAATGCTGCTGATAGTGCAGATTTAAAAGAAATATTAAAACATGATACTGCTCTTGATGCATTTAAAGATAAAAAAGCTCAAGTATTTTTAGATATAGCAGGTAGAAAAGCTGCTGATAGAGATGCAATTATTCCTTTAATAGGGAATAGACTAGTGTTTTCTCAAAGTAAAAACCCTTATATGAGAGCAATAGGACAGTTTATGTCTTGGGCTATGGCTAAATCTTCTCAAGTAAATAATATGGTTTCTAGAGTTGAAAATGGTGATGCTAAGTTAGCTTTAAATATGGCAGCAGCTATTCCTTTTTACATGGGAATTAAAGAATTAAAAACTTTAGTTAGCCCTGGTGAACGTCCTGAAGCTGAAGAAAAAGAAGACTATGTTAATTTAATGGCAGATGGAATAAGAATATCAGGACAAGCTAGTAATGTATTTATAGATAAAATTGTTGATACAGTTAAATATAATTTAGGAGGGCGTGGAGATACTGCAGTAGTTGAAGGTCTTTCTCCTAGTATTGCTCTTATTAATTCATTTTTTAGATCACTTCGTGACTCACTTATGGATATTGAAGCAAATGATAAAGAAGGAGCACTCAAAGAAATATTAGATGAAGTTCCTTTAGTTTCTCAAGCATTACAGTATTACAAAAAATTTACAGGTGAAGATTTAATAGAAGATAAACCTAATACTCCTATAAAGCGTTCTAAAGAAGTAGGGTATGCAGAAGGAGGTACAGTTACTTATCCTAATTTAGTGCCTAATGCTCCTTTGGAACCTGATGAACGTATAGATAAGATGACAGGTCTTCCTTATGATGTTCAAGCAGGTGTTCCTTTTATAGATGAAGAAGATCCTCTTAAAAGATTAGGACTTGCAGGAGGAGGAAGGATAACTTCTGATCCTCTGCAAAGATTAGGCTTTACTAATAGAACTACGATATGAACAAACGTAATGTTTTTGAACAGCTAAAGATTGATGAAGGCATCATCTATGAATGCTATATGTGTTCTGAAAATGTCCTTACGTTTGGTATAGGCCATAAGATATTAAAAAATGACCCTGAGTATGGTAAACCTGTAGGTACTCTTGTTAAGCAAGATAGAGTCTGGGAAGTTTTTCAAACAGATCTAGACATTGCTATTAGTGAATGTGAAGTAATGTTTGGTAATTCTACCTGGGATAATTTTCCTGATGAGGTTCAGGAAGTGTGTGTAAATATGATGTTTAATCTAGGAAGACCTAGATACAGTAAGTTTGTTAAACACATTGCTGCTCTAAAGTCTCATAATTGGTTTAAAGCAGGAGTAGAAGCCAGAGACAGTAGATGGCACACACAAGTAGGAGCTAGGGCTGAACGTCTTTGTACAAGACTAGAGGCTCTTTCTACATAATAAAATGTTTGCCGAGTTAGCGGCAATAGGGGCAGCCCTTAATGCTGTCAATGGGGTTGTACAAACCCTACGTGATACCCAAGCTAACGCTTCTGATGCTGCAAAACTCCTTGGTAAATTCTCTGATACTGCTACTAAGTTAGACTCCTGGGAAAAGAAAACTAAACTCAAAAGACCATTGACCACTAAAGAGGCAATGGATCTCAGCATTCAAAGAAGGAAAATCAAACAAACTGAAAGAGATATTAAAGATATATGTCTTATGGCTGGATGTGCTGATGTTTGGCAAGAAACCCAACGCATTAGAGCGCAGAGTGAACGTGACCATGCAGATTACATGCGAGATATTACTCGCAAAAGAAAAATTAGAAGAGCTAAATTCAGGAATTATGCCATTGTGTTTTTGTTGTTTACATTGTGCATCATGTTATCTGTTACAGGATGGGGTGTTAAGCAAGTCTGGGACAAGTGGAAACAAGTTACAATGCTGGAGCGATATGAGGAGATTCGTAACTTAAGAAAGTGTGGACATAAGAAGTGTTAATGGCTTTTTTGTTAGTGGTTGTTGTTAACAATGAAGTAATTTCAGATGATAAAATGTTATTTAAGAACATATATCGATGTAATCTTTTTGCAAAAGCCATAGAACAGGGTAAAACAAGTGCGTATAACAGACCTAGCTACCGCCAGCAAAATATTACTGCGTATTGTATCCCTAAGAGAGTATCTGAAAACGAAGTCTTCTACGACTAGGAGTAGTTATATGTGGCAGGTCAGTGCAGTATTATTAATAGGTTTAACTACAGTGTCAGGAGCTTTTAAATTATATTACGATAAAGCTGAAGCTGAGAAAGAAGCTATAGCTATGCAGCTAAGACAGTCTGCAGATAACCAAGTATTACTTGAAAGTAGTATTAGTCAGCTTAATGAACAGATACTCCAGGGTGAAAAAGATAAAGAAGAAACTTTTAAAAGAATTAATTTACTTCAAGAAGCTAATGAAGAAGCCAGAGAAGAAGTTAATAACTTAAAAAGTAAGTTCGATAAACACAATATGAATGTACTTAGTTTAAGAAAGCCTAAATTGATTGAGAACATTATTAATCGTGGTACAAAAGAGGTTTTAAATGAGCTTGAGAATATCACTAGTCCTGCTTCTAGCAACATGTAGCGGCTGTGCTTTACTAGGGAGCGATCCCTATGTGCCTGACGTAAAGCAAGTAGAGGTAGTTACTATTACTAAACCTGCTGCTGTGTACCATCCTCCCCTTCCTAATAAAGTAAATACTAAACCTGTAGAGTGGACAGTGTTAACTCCTACTATTATGAGTGAGTACCTTACTGACTTAGAGAAAGGAGAAGCTCCTACTAATGTTTACTATGGTATCAGTCCTACAGGGTATGAAAATTTATCTGTAAATATGGCAGAATTAAAAAGATATATTAGACAGGTGTTATCTATTGTTGATTATTATAAGAAACTAGATACACAGGAGGATGCTAATGGCAGCAAAGAAGAAGAAGAGTAAGTCTAAAGTTAATCAAGCAGGTAATTATACCAAGCCTACGATGCGTAAGAACTTATTTAATAGAATAAAGGCAGGTTCTAAAGGTGGTAGAGCTGGACAGTGGAGTGCAAGAAAAGCTCAGATGTTAGCCAAACAATACAAAGATAAAGGGGGAGGTTACACAAGCTAATGGCTCTTAAAAAATCTCAAAAGTCTTTAAAGTCTTGGACTAAACAAAAGTGGCGTACTAAGTCAGGTAAGCCTTCTGCTAAGACAGGAGAAAGGTATCTACCTGAGAAAGCAATCAAAGCTTTAAGTAGTAAAGAGTATGCTGCTACTACTAGAAAGAAACGAGAAGATACTGCCAAGGGTAAGCAACATTCTAAGCAGCCTAAAAAGATAGCTAGAAAGACTAGATCTTATAGGAAAAAATAATGGCACATGAAGATAGAAAGAAAGCCATGCTGAAAAGGTATAGGCTAAAAGGTGTAAACAAACCTAAAAGAACTCCTGATCATAAAACTAAATCACATATGGTCTTAGCACAGGATGGACATAAGCTAAAGTTGATACGCTTTGGACAGCAAGGAGTTAGAGGAGCAGGTAAGAATCCTAAAACTGCTAAAGACAAAGCTAGGAAAAAGTCTTATTATGCTAGGCACAATGCACAGGATGCAAAGCCCTCTAAGATGAGTGCTCGTTATTGGTCACATAGAACTAAATGGTAATGCTATGAAAAAGAAAAGAGAAAAGTATGTAT